AGGTAACAGGAATTAAGAACGTGGTCCTTGCAGGAGGATACGGATTAAACTGTGTAGCAAATTACTATTACCAGAGACAGCTACAAAAATCTGACATCAACCTGTACGTGGATCCAGTAGCTCACGATGGCGGTACTGCAATTGGTGCTGCTAAAATGTTTCACTACTTGAACAGTTCGTCAAAAGAGATTATACCTCAAGATACATTGTATCATGGAATTCCTTACGATGCCAAACTAATAGAAAACGTGTTAGAGGGTAATGATGATCTTGAAATTACTAAAGTAAAACCTAATGATGTAGCAAAATTAATTGCTGAACGCAACATTGTGTCAATCTTTCAAGGTAGATCTGAAGCAGGACCTAGAGCTTTGGGGAATAGATCAATCCTGTATGATCCAACTGATCCAGATGGCAAGGATTTTGTAAATATTGTCAAGGGTCGAGAGTGGTTCCGGCCTTTTGCCGGAACTGTGCTGCTTGACAGTGCTAATGACTGGTTTGATATGGCAGGACTCGAAGAGTCACCCTTTATGATGTATGCCGTTGATGTGTTGTTTGATAAAAAAGATAGTATACCAGCTATTACTCATGTAGATGGAACATGTCGTATTCAAACAGTTACTAAAGAGCAAAACAAGCACTACTACCAATTAATTGAAGAGTTCAACAAAATTAAAAAAGTGCCGATTCTGTTTAATACCAGTTTTAATCTTGCTGGAGAGCCGTTAGTAGAAAGTATTGAAGATGCTTTGGATACTTTGAGAAAGTCTAAGCTGGAGTATCTGTATCTACCGGAACTAGGCAAACTCGTTAAATGTGAGACCTTTATAGAGCCCAAAGAGCCTGAAAAGGACGAGGAGCATGAAGAAGTAGACGAGGTAGAAGGAGTTGATAACAACGATGAAAAGCAAGAGGCAGAAGATTAAACATAATGGCCCCTGAAAGGGGCTTATTTTAACTGCTTAGCAAATTCTAATAAGTTCTCGTACACTTTGGTTTTCTTTTTTATTTTCTCAGCTGAAAACTTGTTTAATTGTTTAACAGTATCGGTGCCATATCCAGTTTTTACTAATATTGGTTTGGCACCTATCTTCATCGCTGCTTTGAGATCCGACATCTTATCACCAACATAAAAGCCGCCCTGCTTGAATTTAGTTTTATTTAAATAAAACTCTTCTTCTGCTCTATGAAACATTCCAACGTTAGGCTTTGCATAGTAATCTTCTTTGAGTGATGTCTCAGAGTACAAAAGACCATCTATACTAAAAATACCAGCCTCTCCAAATTGTTTAAGCATAAAATCATGAATAGCATCTACTTGAGCTTGCGTCTGTAGTCCTTTAGATATTCCGCCTTGATTGCTTAGTATCACCACTTTATAGCCTTTCAATCGAATTGTACGAATAGCTTCATAAGCACCTGGTATTGGCTCCCATTCATTGATATCAGTTAAACCATACCCTTTATCCACGTTTATAACACCATCTCTATCTAAACCCACTATAGGTTTGGGAAACACTTTAGGCCAAGACAACTGAGCTTGATACATAGCTTGTTGCTGTGCATTCATTGGCTGATTAAATTGAGATTGATTAAGATTTGATCCAGACGAATAAGGACCTAGAAAGTAATCATTAGTTTCAGTGGGGCCTTGAGTTGTGGTTCCCTGTTGATTTTCTCGAGTACTCGAATACCTACCCATTTTTTGCTCCCTTCACACCGTAGGTAATTATCTCATAAGTTTTAGTATATATCAACCTTATAAATAGAAAAAACAGAGGTGATCTATGGCCATCCCAACTTCCAGAGACCAACTTAAAGAACATTGCTTGCGAAGGTTAGGAAAGCCGGTCGTAGATATCAATGTAGATGAAGAGCAGGTACAAGACCGTATAGATGAAGCATTGCTTTACTATAGAGACTATCATTTTGATGGCACTGAGCGAGTTCTTCTAAAGCATCAAATAACGGCAGCAGATAAAACTAATAAGTACATAACTCTGGACGACTCTTATATTGGAGTTGTTGGTGTATTTGATGTTGGCGATTCTACACAAACATCTAATCTGTTTAACGTACGCTATCAAATACACTTAAACGATCTGTTTGACTTTTCTTCCACAACCTATGTACCTTACGTTACTGCAATGAGGCACGTTGCTCAGTTAGAAGAAATTTTTGTTGGAAAGCAGCCAATTAGGTTTAATCGACATACTAATAAGCTGCATATTGATATGTCTTGGAATGATGTTACTACTGGCAACTATATTATAGTAGATTGCTATAAGGTAACCGATCCTGGTACATATACAGATGTGTGGTCAGATAGATGGTTAATGCAATATACTACTTCTCTTATAAAAAGGCAGTGGGGAGAAAACTTAAAGAAATTTGAGGGTCTCCAAATGCCTGGTGGCCTTACATTTAATGGCCAAAAAATTTGGGAGGAAGCAACTGAGGAAATACGGCGACTGGAAGACGAAATGATATCGAGCTACTCACTTCCAGTTAGTGATATGACCGGCTGATATGTTAAATAAGTATTTTAACAATTATGGGTTTGCTCGCGAGCAAGACGTCGTTGAAGACCTTATACTTGAGTCAATCAAGATATACGGGCACGATGTAAAATATCTTCCAAGAACGCTGGTTAAGAATGACCATCTGTTTGGAGAAGATATACTATCACAATTTAATGAAGCTATCAATATAGAGATGTACTTAAAGTCCATGGAAGGCTTTGAGGGTGATGGACAGTTTCTTAGTAAGTTTGGTTTAGAGATACGAGATCAAATAGTACTGACGGTATCTCGAAAGAGATTTGATCAAGTTCTAACGTCTCCCAAACTTATGACCGAGGTTGGTTACAATCTTGTTTTTGAAGATGGTGACAACAATGAACCAAGTCGACAGTTTTTAACTGGAGATGCGGCAACTGAAGCATGGGTACAGGAAGGTGATGACTACTTAAACACCCTGAACCGTCCTAGAGAGGGAGATCTGATCTATTTCCCTATGATGGACAAGATATTCGAAGTAATGTATGTCGATGACCGCCCTGTACATTTTCAGCTTGGTAGAATGCAGTCTTATGATCTTCGTTGCGAACTCTATGAGTACAGTAGCGAAGCTATTAATACTGGCGATAGTACTATTGATGCTATTGAGGATAACTTTAGTCTCAATACGTTAATATACCAATTCACTCTTGAAGATGGATCTGGTATTATTAAGAGCGAAGACGGTGATAGTATCCTACAAGAATTTGAAATGACAGCAACTGCACCAGCTGCTAATAACACATTCTTCCAGTTTGAAGCTGATTCAATATTAGACTTTAGTGAGACCAATCCGTTTAGTGAGGTAGATAGGTTCTAATGTTTGGACATACTTACTATCACAGTATTATCAGAAAATACATCATTATGTTCGGTACAATGTTTAACGACATTGATGTACAAAGATTTAATACTGCTGGCGAAAGAATCCAAACACTCAGGATTCCAATTGCGTATGGACCAAAAGAAAAGTTTCTAGTAAGACTTGCTCAAGATCCAAACTTTGATCGCGACGTAGCAATTGTTTTGCCTAGAATGTCTTTCGAAATTACGTCGATGAACTACAATTCAACGCGTAAACTACCTTCTACTATAAAAAACGTATACACATATACTGATCAAGACAAACTAAAGTATCAGTACACGCCTGTACCATTTGATATTAATATTGCACTATCTGTGTTTGTAAAGAACGCAGATGATGGTGTACAGATACTTGAAGGTATACTTCCCTTCTTTACACCTGAATGGACAAACAGTGTAAACCTTATTCCAGAGTTAAAGTTAAAGATGGATGTTCCTGTTGTGTTTAATGATATATCAACAGAGGACACATATGAAGGAGACTTCTCGACTAGAAGAGCTCTTATTCATACTCTAAACTTTACAGTGAAAGGATATTTGTTTGGTCCAGTCAGAACTCAGGGTGTTATCAAAAGAGCTATTGCAACAACCAACATCGAAACTACAGCTGGTGACTCTACAGCCATATCGTCTATACTGACTGCCACGCCTGGCCTTACAGCTAACGGTACACCTACATCCGACTCAACAATTACTGTGCCACCAGAACAGATAAGTAGTACTGACGATTATGGATTTATCGAAGATCAACAGTTCTTCGGTGGTGGTACTGATAGTGTCTAAAACAAAACTTGAAAGCAATCTAAACGATCTGTTTGGAATGCCTGAAGATACAGCTAGCATCTCTGAGGCTAAAGGTGAGCTTGTAGCTGTAGAAACTAGAAATCAACTAACCAACCGTGCAGATATAGACCACTCTGGTGATATCGACACAGATTACAGGTATGCTAGAGAGAATCTATACGACATAATTGAAAATGGTTCTCACGCTCTCCACGAGTTAGTAGAGATTGCTAAGTCAAGTGAACATCCCAGGGCTTTCGAAGTAGTAGCATCTCTTATGAAGACTCTTACTGATGCAAACAAAGACTTGCTTGAAGTACAGGCGAAGGTCAAGAAATTAAAGCAAGAAGAAAACATACAGTCTGGTCCCAATAACGTAACCAACGCGCTCTTTGTTGGGTCTACGACCGAACTACAGAATATGTTAAAGGATAATCTAAAAGATATATCTTAATCCGGCTACACCGGCTATTATCCTAGTGTTCCAAAAAAAGTCAACAGCATATGGCCATTGAAAACTATCTTGGTAACAAAAACCTCAAAAAGGTAGGTGTTCCTGTTGAGTATACACAGGAGCAAGTGCAGGAGTACATTAAATGTGCTCGCGATCCAATTTACTTTATTAGAACATATGTAAAGATCGTTCACGTTGATTATGGTCTTGTTAACTTTGACCTTTGGCCCTTTCAAGAAGAAATGGTACAGAAGTTTGGCGATAACAGATTTGTAATTTGCAAACTTCCTCGACAGGTTGGTAAGACAACTACTGTAGCGGCATACATCTTATGGCAGGTTCTGTTTAACGAACAATATAGTGTTGCTATCCTAGCCAACAAACTTGCTCAAGCAAGAGAGATCCTTGGTAGAATCCAAAATGCATACGAGCATCTGCCTAAGTGGCTACAGCAGGGTGTAAAGGAAT